CAGGCGAAACACCTAATAGGGTGTTTTGCACTATATTCCTCCATAGCTCAGTCGGTAGAGCGCATGACTGTTAATCATGATGTCACTGGTTCGAGCCCAGTTGGGGGAGCCAAAGTAAAAGTCAGTAAATAAGCTAAAATCGGCTTGTTTACTGACTTTTTTCTGTGTTCAAATATTTTTGTTTTAAAGAGAATATTCATCTCTTTTTATGTCTTTTAATCTCTTATACTACAGATAAACTACAGATTTTCTACAACAAAAGCCGCCCGAAATGTAATCGGACGGCTTATTTAAATTTTACGCACATTTTTGGAAATGTGTGCGTAAAATTTATGCCAGCAATTTTATTGCATTGTAAAGAGTGTCAACCTCTTGGATGATATAGTGGTCAATATCAACCTTGTAATCTGTATGTCCCATAAGAGCGATAATATCTTCCTCCCTTGCTCCTGCCGCTGACATACGAGTTGAAAAGGTCCTGCGGCAAGAATGTGGGGTGTATTCATCACCTAAGCCTATTGCTTGCATTGCAGGGCGGAAACAATACTTTAAGAAATAATCTTTGTTCATCGCTTTGCCGAACTCTGAACCTTCGTGTATTCTGCAGAAGATTGTTTCACCGTTATTATTTATGCAACTCTGAACGAGTTGTTGTATCTTAGGATGTATCGGCACTATTCTGTCTTTGCCGGCATCGGTTTTCTTACCGCCGACAAAATAATGTATACCTGAATCAGTTACTTTATATCTGTCAGGTGTTAGTTCAAGAAACTCGGATACTCGAAAGTTGACATAACACATTATGTAGATATAATCCATATAGGGGACTTTGCAAATATTCTGCTTGATGAGTTCAAGCTGCACTTCTGTAAATCTTGTAGCAGTAGTTTCTTCCTGCTCGGGCAATTCGATAAAGGTTGCATAGTCTTTGTTTACTATATCCTCTTTCATCGCAAAATGGTAAAGGCTGGTGACAAAGCATTTAATCTTATGTAGAGCCGAGTATCCTAAGCCTTGACAGATTTTAGGCGTATCAGTGACTTTATAGGTACCGTTGCCGTTGGGCAGAAGATATTTCAGCTTACCGCCTGCGCCGACCTCGTGATGCGGATTATCGTAATAATCCACGATGTACTGATAGTCTGATGTGCGCAAATCCCTAAATTTACGCTTGTACAAGGGCTTTAGCTTGATATAAGCGCTTGCGTAGTTGCTTTTTACGCTGTTACCAAGTTTTTGATACGCTTTAGTTTTTATCCATTTTTCGTGCAGCTGTTCAAGTGTCATATTAAAGCCATTGACAGGATTATACTCGTAATCTTTGAGTGCATTTTCCGCCTCTCGCTTTGTTGTAAAAGCACCTAAATAAACTTGCTTGCCCGTTACGGAGCTTGCAGCTGCATACGGCTTAGACTTGTTATCTTTGCGTAAGTAAATGCTGCCTGTGCCCTTTGTTCGCCGTCTGACTTTTTGCTTGCTGCTGGTCTGATTTTTACCGCAGTAAGGACAAAAAATGAAATCATCTTGTAACTCTCTGTTGCACCGTTTATTTATGCATTTTTTCATATTTCACCTCAAAAAAAGGGTGCAAAAATCCCGTTAAAATCTTGCAAATTTTAACAGGACATGGTACAATATATCTGCTGACTAAATGTACCGTTGCATTCCCGTGTAATGGTTTCCGTCCTATCCTGTTGGCGCAGGATAGGGCGGTTTTTTTATTGCTTATGTTCGGATGGTAATGCTTTAAAGCAAAGTCCTGAATATTGGACTTTGAAAAAAATGGAAAAATTTGGGGGTTGCAATTGTCGAACAGGTGTTCTATAATTAAAACATAGCCGAAACGAAAGGAGAAACGGATATGAAGAATTACAAACAATACATAATAGAAATGTTAGAAAAGATTACCGATAGAAAAATACTTAAAAGGATATATGATTACATATGTTTTGTTTGCTTCAAGGGTGGCGATTAAGCCACCCTCTTTTTTTATGTAAATAATTTTTTGATTGTTTCAATAACTTGCGCTCTTTCCGCAGGCGGAAGTTTCACAAAGTTTGAAACAATCTTTTTTTCTATGTCTGTCAATTCGTACTCAATCGCTAAATCATCAAGAAATTCATCAGCAACCTCAAAGAACATATCACCTTTGCCTTCTGTAAGCCACAGAGGATTTACATTATATGTTTTACAAATAAGATTTAACATGAATTCTTTTAGTTCAACACGCTCAAGTTCAAGATTTACTACGACAGATTTACTTACTCCGAGCTTTTCCCCAAACTTAGTTTGAGATAAATTTAATGCCTTTCTAAGTTCTTTTATCCTATTCGGTATATCCAACATTTTGACCTCCCTTCTATAATAATTATATCAAATTAAGTGTTGTTTGTCAACAACACTTTAAAAATAATTCTAAAATTTTTTCAAAAAAGTTGTTGACAGATAACGATTTATGATGTATAATGTTGTCATAGGATAACGCAAAAGGAGGTGAAAAGAATGTCAACAACAACAATGTCAACAGCAACAAAAGATAGAGCAGATATAAAACAGCTTATTGAACTTATCAAGAGATTACCCGAAAGCAAGCAGAATTTCGTTAATGGATATGTGCAGGGCGTTTGTGAAACACTGTCCGATAAAAACAAGTCTGCCTAACAGCGGCAAGCAGAAAGCGAGGTGAAATAAAGAAGTGAAAAAAATCAAAGTATTAAGCTTATTTGACGGTATTTCTTGCGGTATGGTTGCTTTGGAAAGAGCGGGAATACCTGTTGAGAGATATGTTGCATATGAAATTGACAAGTATGCAATCAAGGTCAGTTTAAAAAATTATCCGCAAATTGAGCAAATGGGAGATGTCACAACGGCAGATTTCACACAATATAGGGGTTTTGATTTGCTCATTGGTGGCAGCCCTTGTCAGTCACTAAGTATTGTACAGAGCAAAACAAGAACGCATCTTGATGGCAAAAGCAAATTGTTTTTTGAATTTGTAAGGGCAAAAGATGAAGTAAAACCTACACATTTTCTATTTGAAAATGTTGCAAGTATGAATAAGGAGAGCAAGGATATTATCTCTAACCTGTTAGGTTGCGAACCTATTTTAATTGATAGTGCTGATTTTTCTGCGCAACAGCGACCTCGACTATATTGGACAGACATACCTATAGTTTTTGACTATGACAAATCTAATGCTGTTTTAGGTGATGTTCTTGAAAATGCCGTTGACGAAAAATATTTTTACAATTATCCGTTGAAAAACATAGATCTTTCAAAACAAGTGTGTGCGACTATGGATTTTAAAATTCACGATATGCACAAACGCATATTTAATCCAAAATTCAAAATACATACATTGACAGCGTGCAATGGTGGCAATCTGCAAAAGAAAGTTTATGTGAACGGTAGAGCAAGAAAATTAACGCCGATTGAATATGAACGATTACAGACATTACCTGACAACTACACTGACTGTGTAGCTAATACACACAGATACACAGCAGTGGGTAACGGTTGGACTGTTGATGTTATTGCTCATATCCTTAAAGGCTTGAAAAGGAGGTTAATCTGAATGAAATACATACGGCAAGCAGAAAGCGAGGTGAGAAAAGATGAAAGTGGAACAGGCTTTAAAAGTTATTGATTCACTTGAAAGGAGGGGTGAAATGAGAGTATTGGTTGCTTGTGAGGAAAGTCAAGCGGTCTGTACAGCATTTCGAGACTTAGGACATGAAGCGTACAGCGCAGACATTCAAGAGTGTTCTGGTGGTCACCCCGAGTGGCATATAATGCAAGATGTTTTACCACTGCTGAATGGCGATTGTTCTTTTGTAACAAGTAACGGTGAAGACCATCGAATCGAAGGTAAGTGGGACATGATTATTGCTTTCCCACCATGCACTCATTTGGCAGTCAGCGGAGCGGCGTGGTTTGAAAAGAAACGACGTGATGGTAGACAAGAAGAAGCGATTAAATTTTTTTGTCGATTTTTGAACGCTGATTGTAACCGAATTGCAATCGAAAATCCAGTTGGAATCATCAGTGGTAATTATATTCGAAAGTGGTTTCCCACTATCGCTGAAAAATATAGTTTGCCCATCAAACCTTCACAAGTTGTACAGCCTTATGAGTACGGTGATAACGCTAAAAAAACCACTTGTTTATGGTTGATGGGATTACCCCAACTCAAACCTACGAATATCGTAAGCCCCGGCGAATTTTATATATCGCCAGACGGTAGAAAATACTCTGTTGGAGCGTCTGCAGACATGGCTCGTGACGAGAACGGTAAGATTATTTCATGGAATGACCCAAGAACCGCAAAAATACGAAGTAAAACGTATCCGGGCATTGCAAAGGCGATGGCTGATCAATGGGGAAAACTCCCAATTGAATTTCAGAAAGAAGGTGAGAATTTATGCCGAGAAAATTGGCAAAGCCCGAGGATAAAATGAAAAGACAGCTGATTGCTAATATACAATATGAAGCTGAAATCAGAAGTATTGACCGTGAAGGGCAGGCTCTTGTGGCGCACTGCTCCGAGGGCACATACCGAAAAAGAATTAAAGACCCCGGCACTTTCACGGTAGAAGAGTTATCAAGACTTGCTAAAAAATTTGATATACCTGTTCAAAGTCTTTTTAGAGGTGAGAGCAATGTTTTACAATGAACTTGACTATTTGGACGATGAAGAAGTTGAGACAATTTGTTCAAGCAAAATTCCAACCGAGGACGAATTAGAAGATAATCTAAACAAAGTTATTGACGAAAAGCTACTTCATTCGTTCTATCTGCTTGGCAAGTATGATGTCAAGATAGAAAGAGCATACCGAGAGGGTTTCAGGAGCGGTCTTGCTCTGACTATTTCGGTTACCGCTCTATTATTATCACTGGTGGCATTAATATGGAAACTACAGACAATATTAACGCTATTACCGAAATAATTATCGGGACCCAAAAACGGATTTTTTCTTTTCTGCGGTATAGTAAAAACATTTTCCCTTTTTTAGAAATACAGTAGTATTTAGGATCGGGTGAATAGTCAATAAGATGATAACGCAACAAGAAAGAATATTTTTCTTTAAATTTATAGTCAACATCTTGTTTTAAAAGTTTATTACCTTTATATAAGGACCTAAGTATTCTCACTTCTGATTTATCAAGAATGAGGTCTTTATGAGAAGTTGACATAGTGTGCACCTCCTTTCATAGTTAATCATAGCATTTAAGGTCGTGTAAAGCAATAAAATATCGAAAAGAATAGTAGAACTTGAAAAAGTTCTTGTCAAACAGCAGAAAACAGCGTGAACACACCAACAGAAAGGAGATGAGGAGATGAACAACACTTTACTTATCAACCCAAAAACTGGTCAGGAATATGACGATGTTCCGCCAACTGTAGCGGCGAAGTTCCTCGGCGTTGCTCTCAATTTCGTGTATGACGGCTTAAAGAAAAAAGCACTGCCGATTGGTACAGCAGTACAGAGCGAAAAGGGCAGATGGACTTACAATATTCCTTGCGACAGGCTCAAAGCATATGCAAGCGGTATTGATGTTTTGCAGACCACACAGCTTTTAGAAATGTTTATCAGCAGAAAGGAGGCATAATCAATGGCACTCAGACACATTAAAACAAAACGCAGTCTTAAGAATGAGAACAAGCACTTACATAGCTTGGTTAAGCACTTGCAGATTGAGCTTGAGAACGCAAGGCTTGACATTAGCATTAGGAATGACGCAATCAGCGGTTACAAAAACGAAAACATAAGGCTTAGACAACGCATTAACAGTATGTATGCATATGATGTTTTTGGAGAGGAGGTGAAACCGGATGACAAAAAAAGTAAAATCCAAAGTGCTTGAAATAATGGCACTTGCACTCGAATTTAACGGCAGAAGTACAAAGTGTGAGTGCACTGGTAGCAAGCCGACAATATTTGTTAATTTTAGCGGTCATACATGCGAGTTAGATGTTAATATCTGCACACAGGGGGTGGACTTTTCACAATACAAATGCAAGAGAGATTAGAGATATAATTTATCTCGACCGTACATCGACATTAAAAGAGCTCAACAAAACATTAAAAACGCTTAAAGCTGTTATCGCAGAATACGAAGAAAGAGAAAACCGCTGACAGCACTGCAATGCTTTCAACGGTTCAAGGATATAATATGAAATCAATCAACATTATTATATCCTTAATTTTATAAAAAATCAAGATATAAAGGAGAAAAAAGAATGTCAGTAAAAATATCAGCTTTTGAAATTGAAAATGTTAAGAGAGTAAAGGCGGTTGCTTATGAACCGACCGAAAACGGACTTACCGTGTTGGGCGGTAAAAACGGACAGGGCAAGACGTCTGTTCTTGACGCAATTGCGTGGGCTCTCGGCGGTAATCGTTTCGCTCCGTCTGCTCCGTACCGTGAGGGTTCAACAATTCCGCCACATTTAAAAATCAAGCTCTCAAACGGTATTGTTGTGGAGCGCAGCGGTAAGAACAGCAGCCTTAAAGTAATTGATACCTTAGGCAACAAAGGCGGACAGGCTTTGCTTGATGCATTTGTCAGCAACTTTGCTCTTGACCTGCCGAAGTTTATGAATGCAACAGGCAAGGAAAAAGCTGACACGCTCCTGCAGATTATCGGTGTAGGCAACAGAGTTTACGAGCTTGAAACGCAAGAAACACAGGTGTATAACGAGCGCCGTGCTATCGGTCAGATTGCAGACCAAAAGAAAAAGTTTGCCGCCGAAATGCCCGAGTTTGAGGGCGTGCCGAATGAACCTGTGTCAGCCTCGGAGCTTATCAACAAACAGCAGGAAATTCTTGCACGCAACGGTGAAAATAACCGTCTGAGAGCAGAAAAAGATAACCTTGAAAACCGTGCCAATAATTTGCAGAGCGAAATCAACAGGCTTAACGAGGATTTGAGGAAATACAATTCCGAGCTTACAAAAGTGCTTGCACAGCTTGAACAGAGCAGAAAGACCGTTGCCGAACTGCACGATGAAAGCACGGCAGAGCTTGAAAGAAACATTACCGAGATTGACGAAATTAACCGCAAAGTCAGAGCAAACCTCGATAAAGCAAAAGCTGATGAGGACGCAAAGGAATATTACGGCAAGTACGCCGATATGACGGCACAGCTTGAAGAAATCCGCAAAACAAAATATGACTTGCTCAACAACGCAAATTTGCCCCTTGACGGCTTATCAGTTGAAAAGGGCGAGCTTACATACAACGGTTTTAAGTGGGACAACATGAGCGGTTCGGAACAGCTTCGTGTCGCTACAGCAATTGTTCGCAAGCTCAATCCCGAATGCGGATTTGTCCTGCTTGACAAGCTCGAACAAATGGATACCGACACACTCAAAGACTTTGCAAAATGGCTTGAATCAGAGGGCTTGCAGGCTATTGCAACAAGAGTTTCAAACGGCGATGAATGTTCAATAATCATCGAGGACGGCTATATTAAGTCCGAAACAACCGCACCTGCAGCAACACCAACTTGGACAGAAGGAGAGTTTTAATTATGGATACAAGAACTACAACAGCAAAAACAAATACAAATGAATGCGTAATCAAATGTAATCCGCACAGAGAGCTTGCCTGCGGTTATACCAAAGTCAAGATTATGCCCGAAAATTATTCAAGAATTGTTTTGATTGCAGGTATGACAGGCAAGTCAATACAGGACCTTACAAACGAACTGCTCAATTACGCAATCGACTATGTTGTCATTGATGTTGACGGCAATAAAATCAACTTTTCAGATGTACAGGGTGTAAGATAATGAACATCACAAAAGGTAAAATCAAGTCGGCTCAAAAGGTTGTAATTTACGGTCCCGAAGGTATCGGCAAATCAACTTTTGCTTCGCAGTTTCCGAACCCTCTGTTTATCGACACAGAGGGCAGTACAAAAAACCTTGATGTTGCGAGAATGGATAAACCGACATCGTGGACTATGCTCAAAAGTCAGCTTGAATATATCAAAAACAATCCGACTGTATGCAAAACAGTTGTTATTGATACAATTGACTGGGCGGAACAGCTTTGCATTGACGATATTTGCTCAAAGTACGGCAAAAAAGGTATTGAAGATTTCGGTTACGGAAACGGCTATGTTTATGAAAAAGAGGAGTTCGGCAGATTCCTGAACAGCCTTGAAAATTTGATTGACAGAGGTATCAATGTTGTACTTACCGCACACGCACAGCTCCGCAAATTTTCACAGCCTGACGAAATCGGCGAGTATGACCGTTGGGAGCTTAAACTCGGCAAAAAGACTGCTTCACAGATTTCTCCGCTTGTAAAAGAATGGGCGGATATGGTGCTTTTCGCTAATTACAAAACTATCGCGGTCGCATCGGATAAAGATGGAAAAAAATATAAAGCTCAAGGTGGCGGCAGAGTGATGTACACACTTCATCACCCTTGTTGGGACGCTAAAAATCGTCACGGACTGCCGGAGGAAATGGAGTTTGATTATTCAGGTATTTCACATATTTTTAATAATAATACAGTTTCAAACCACACTTCCCCAGTTACGCCTACTCAACCTGAACCGAATGCTTCGACTGTGCCGGCACCTATACCAATTCAGCCTGAGCCACCTGTAACTGAACCGGTTGCACAGCCTAAACCGTTATACGAGCCTAATATTCCTGACGATATTCCAAAAGCTCTTGCCGATCTTATGAGAGCAAACGGAGTTGACGAAAGCGAAATCAGACAGGCAGTATTTACACAAGGGCATTATCCTTATGAAACACCGATTAAAAATTATGACCCACGCTTTGTTCAAGGCTGCTTAGTAGGCGCTTGGGATAAAGTCTTTCAGGTAGTAAGCAACAACAGAGATTTACCATTTGAATAAGAAAGGAAAATGAATAATGGATAGAGAATTTGGTTGGAATGACGAAATAACCGAAGAGGGCGGAAATTATGAACCGCTCCCCGAGGGTAATTATGATTTTACAGTAGCAAAGGTTGAGCGTGCTCGCTCACAGGGTAAAGGTAAACTGCCACCCTGCAACATGGCAAAAGTGACTTTTGATGTATGGGGAGCAGATGACAAGAGAGAAATTACAGTTAATTTCGTACTGCACTCCTCGCTTGAATGGAAGCTGTCACAGCTCTTTTTGGCCGTGTCAATGAAAAAACACGGCGAACCGCTCCGTATGGACTGGACAGGCATTATCGGCAAGAAAGGTAAATGTCAGGTTATCATCCGCAAATATGTCAAGAATGACGGCACAAAGGGCGTAACAAACGATATTAAGTATTTCTACGCTTATGATGAGCAAGTGACAACCGTATCGCCTGTTGTAGCACAGTCTGCACCTCAGCAGTATGTACAGCCTACATATCCGCCACAGTATAACACACAGCCTGCAATGCCAAATACTGCGACGCCGAATAACTGGACACCGGGTAGCTTTTAATGCAGTTACGACCGTACCAAAATGAAGCGAAGAATGCCGTTTTCTCCGAGTGGGAAAGCGGCAATTTAAAAACATTACTTGTCTTGCCTACAGGCTGCGGCAAGACAATAGTTTTTGCGAAAATCACTGAAGAATGTGTCCGTCGAGGTGACAGGGTGCTGATACTTGCCCACCGTGGAGAATTGCTCGACCAAGCGGCGGACAAAATCAAAAAAGCAACAGGACTTAATTCGTCGGTTGAAAAAGCCGAGCAAAGTTGCATAGGTTCGTGGAACAGGGTTGTTGTAGGCTCTGTACAGACGCTTATGCGTGAGAAAAGGCTGTCAAACTTTGACAGCGATTATTTTAACACAATCATTATTGATGAAGCACATCACTCAATCAGCGACAGCTATCAGCGTGTGCTTGAGCATTTTGACAATGCGAAAGTGTTGGGTGTTACCGCAACACCCGACCGAGGAGATATGAAAAATTTAGGAACAGTATTTGATTCGCTTGCGTATGAATACACACTCCCTAAGGCTATCAAAGAGGGGTATCTGTCACCGATTAAAGCTGTGACAATACCGCTTACACTTGACCTTTCGGGAGTTGCCACACAGGCAGGAGATTTTAAAGCAAGTGATATTGACACGGCACTTGATCCGTATCTTTATCAGATTGCCGAAGAAATGAAAAAATACTGTAAGAACCGTAAAACTGTTGTGTTTTTACCACTTGTAAAAACATCGCAGAAATTTAGAGATATTTTGAACGGAAAAGGCTTTAAAGCGGCAGAGGTAAACGGTAACAGCGAGGACAGAGCAGAGATATTGCAGGACTTTGAAAACGATAAATACAATGTCTTGTGTAACTCAATGCTTTTAACCGAGGGTTGGGACTGCCCAAGTGTTGACTGCGTTGTTGTTTTAAGACCTACAAAGGTGCGTGGGCTTTACTGCCAAATGGTCGGCAGAGGTACAAGACTTGCTCCAAACAAGACGGAGCTTTTGCTCCTTGACTTTTTGTGGCATACAGAGCGACACGAACTTTGCAGACCTGCACATCTCATTTGCGACAACGAAGAAGTCGCACAAAAGATGACCGAAAACTTATCAGAACAGGCAGGCTGTCCGATTGACATTGAAGAAGCGGAGAAAAAAGCAAGTGAAGATGTTGTTGCTCAGCGTGAAGAGGCGCTTGCAAATCAGCTTGCGGAAATGCGAACACGCAAACGCAAACTTGTAGATCCGCTGCAGTATGAAATGTCGATTCAGGCGCAGGACCTTGCAGGATATGTTCCTGCATTCGGCTGGGAGTGTTCTCCGCCAACAGACAAACAGAAAGCAAAACTTGAAAAGCTCGGAATATTCCCTGATGAAATTCAGAGTGCCGGCAAAGCAAAACTTATTCTTGACAGGCTCGAAAAGCGAAGAATTGAGGGCTTAACCACACCTAAACAAATCCGTATGCTCGAAAGCAGAGGTTTTCAGCATGTGGGCAAGTGGCAGTTTGACGAAGCGTCAGTCTTGATTTCAAGGATTGCCGCAAACGGTTGGAGAACTCCGAAAAACATTAACCCGAAAACATATGTACCGCAAAGCGAGGTGAATACGGTTGGACTTACTTGAAGCACTTGAATATATAAGACCGGCTGACCTTGACTATCAAGAATGGGTAAATGTCGGAATGGCACTCAAACAAGAGGGATACAGCGTAAAGGACTGGGACGATTGGAGCCGAGCAGACAGCCGATATCACAACGGTGAGTGTGAAAAGAAATGGCAGAGCTTTAACGGCTCTGCCTCACCGGTTACAGCCGGCACAATAATCCAAATGGCTAAGGACAGGGGGATGACTTTTCGGGAATCGAAAGAACTCGGCTGGGATGATGAAATTGCTTTTGAACAGGGCAATATCGGAGTAACAGCCTGTGAGGGTGTAAAGTTTCACGAGCCTGCAAACTGGAATCCTGTGAATGAAATTGTAACCTACCTTGAAAACCTCTTTGACAGCTCCGAAAATGTCGGCTATGTAACCGAAACTTGGGAGAAGAACGATAACGACAAGATTAAATATCTGCCTACAAAGGGCAGTTGTGACCGTACGGCAGGTGAGCTTATTGCCGCCCTCAACAATTGTGACGGTGATATTTCAAATGTATTCGGTGATTACAAACCCGAGGCAGGAGCGTGGATAAGGTTTAATCCGTTGGACGGTAAGGGTGTTAAAAACGAGAATGTAACCGATTATCGTTACGCTCTTGTGGAATCTGACTGTATGGCTCTTGAAGAACAAAATGCAATCATCAGAGAGCTTGAGCTGCCTGTTGCGGTGCTTGTTTATTCGGGCGGAAAATCAGTCCACGCTATTGTTAAGATTGATGCTGCAAACTATGATGAGTACCGCAAAAGGGTTGATTATCTTTACAATGTATGCCGTAAAAACGGCTTTGAAATTGATAAACAGAACCGCAATCCGTCAAGGCTGAGCCGTATGCCCGGTGTTATCCGCAACGGCAAAAAGCAGTTTATCATCGACACAAACATCGGTAAATCCGATTTTTCCGAGTGGAAAGACTGGGTGGAGAGTATCAACGACGATTTGCCTGACCTCGAAAACCTCGCAGATTTTTTTCAAAATCCTCCCGAACTTGCTCCGCCTCTTATTGACGGTATTTTACGACAAGGACATAAAATGTTACTTGGTGGTCCTTCAAAGGCCGGCAAATCTTTTGGACTTATCGAATTGTGTGTAGCAATAGCAGAGGGCACGAAATGGCTTGGCTTTCAATGCACGCAAGGAAATATCTTGTATGTAAATCTTGAACTTGACCGTGCTTCCTGTTTTCACAGATTCAAGGATGTATATGAAACACTGGGAATTGAACCGAAAAATCTCAACAGAATTGATATTTGGAACTTGCGTGGTAAGTCCGTGCCTATGGACAAGCTAGCACCTATGCTTATACGCAGAGCCTTGAAAGGCAATTTTATAGCGGTTGTGATAGACCCAATATACAAGGTAATTACCGGTGACGAGAACAGTGCTGACCAAATGGCACACTTTTGCAATCAGTTTGACAAGGTATGTACAGAAATCGGATGTGCGGTAATCTACTGTCACCATCATTCAAAAGGTTCTCAAGGCGGTAAAAAGTCAATGGATAGAGTTTCGGGTTCGGGGGTTTTTGCTCGTGACCCTGATGCACTTCTTGACCTTACACAGCTTGAAATCGGCGATAATCTAATCAAGCAACAGCAAGACGAAGCAACCTGTGCGATATGCAAAAACTGGATAAGCAGATTTAATAAAAACATTGATGAGTTATGTTCTCAAGATGATTTAGTTACTGCTTCTAAAATGCTTGATATAGCCGAAAATGCTCTTCCTAAGCAGTCATACATGCTAATGCTTAATGATATAGCTAAGTCAAATAAAGATGTACAGGACCGCACAGCGTGGCGAATAGAGGGCACACTAAGAGAATTTCCAAAATTTGATGCTCTGAATTTGTGGTTTGATTATCCTATACACAGAGCTGATACAACAGGTGTGTTGAAAGACTGCAATTTTGAGGGCGATTATAACATCAAAGGCTCGCCCTACAAAAAGAATTTCAGCAAGAAAAAGAGTGAATCGGAACGCAAGCAGGAACAAAACGATGCCCTCGAAACAGCCTTTAGCGGTGCTGAAGAAAACGGTCAGGCAAATGTAACTGACTTAGCAGAATATATGGGAAAGTCAGAAAAAACGGTCAGACGATACATAAAAGAGCACGGCGGTTTTTGGATAGACGGCGGTGAAGTAGGGCGAAAGGACACGGACAAAGTCGAATAATTTGTCTGTCTGTCCGAGAGACAAAGTCGATAAATTTTATGTCCCTGTCCGTGTCCCTAAGACGGACAAAGTCGATAAAAAATCGAAAATGTCCCTCTCGGACAAAAACAGGGACAAAGTCGATAAATTATCGAGAATGTCCGAGGGACAGACAAAACTATATATACTACGTATATATAAACGGTGTCCGTTCCCTAAAGGTCACAGGGGTGAAGTAGTTGTGCGAAGCTTACGCACAACAACTCCTTCCCCTGACCTGTGACTAAAAGCAAAATTCAAAAAAATCAAAAGTAGCTTTAATGCTTTAAAGGAGTGAAATATTAAAAATGGAATTTTTTATGGCGATGATACCGCCGACTGTAACTGCACAGGAACATAAGGTTATGGTAAAAAACGGCAAACCTGTTTTTTATAATCCGCCCGAGGTGAAACAGGCAAGAGAAAAGCTCACATCACATTTGGCAAAGTTTAAACCGTCAGAACCGTACGAGTCGGCTGTCAGACTGATAACAAAATGGTGTTTCCCTCGTGGTAAACATCAGGACGGCGAATATCGTATAACAAAGCCCGACACGGACAATCTGCAAAAAATGCTAAAAGACTGTATGACCGCTCTCGGCTTTTGGTCTGATGACGCACTTGTCGCAAGTGAGATATGCGAAAAGTTTTGGGCAGAAGTTCCGGGCATTTACATCGAGGTGGAAATGCTGTGAATATCTCGGAAGTTAAACGCAACCTTGAAAGAACTGTGTTGTACAATGGTGCAGAATACATTCTGACAGGCTGTATCATCAGACGAAGCATAACAGGAAAGTTTTATTATCAGGCTGAAATAAAGGATTTAAACGCTAATTCTGCATTGTTGTATTGCAGACTTGAAGATTTGGAGGTGATAACTTGACCGCAAAAGAAATCAAAGACATAAACCGAGAAATTACGAGGTTAAAAGCTAAGATTACACGCATAGCCGCCGAGGCTGACAATACATCGCCTAAGCTGTCGGATTTACCGAGTGCAGGTCAAACATCGGACAAGGTCGGCAATGCGGTGGTGCAGATTGCAGATATTCAGAGGGAGATACAAAACCTTGAAATCCGCCGAAACGCAGCGCTCAACAGCCTCTCCCGTGACGATTTTGTGGAGAACTGCTTATTTATGCACCTTAGCCTGCGATACAGCTGGGCGAAGATAGCAGTTGATACAGGCGGAATAAATACACCGGATAACATAAGAATTATGTGCAACCGCCACCGTTGGTAAAAGTTGTTCGGTTTTTCGGTTTAGGTGCAGTATAATATAAAATGAAGAAATCGATAATAAGAGGCATTTTGTAGTTCTCCTTTTTCAAAAATAACGGCAGACCGCTCTCGTTGAGGGCGGTTTTGCTTTTGCGGGGTGGAATTAATGTATAAAGACAAATGCGGTACAGGTTACGAAAATAGCACAAGAGCGATTTTTCAGGGTGCAGGAGAATATGACATCCCGATTATTGAGCCTACAAAAATTACAGAAAACAACTTTATCGGATTTAATGAAGTTTTGAGCAGTAAGCAGAACAACTGCGGTGTGCATTTCTTTTTGGACGATTACCAGTTCCAAAGATTATGGAATACACCCGACAGGTACATTGAGAGGCTACAAAAATTCAATTGTGTGTTATCACTTGATTTTAGCCTTTACGCTGATTATCCGAAAGCGTTGCAGATTTATAACCACTATCGCAAACATTGGATAGGCGCATATTTACAGCTTTATGGTATTGAAGTAATACCAACAATTTGTTGGAGCGACGAAAAGAGTTTTGAATGGTGCTTTGACGGCGAGCCTTGCGGCGGAACAGTCGCCGTGTCGAGTGTCGGCACTCAGAAAAACAAGATTGCCAAAGAACTGTTTTTGAAAGGTTACAAAGATATGATTGAACGCTTACAGCCTGAAACGGTCATCTTCTACGGCAAAGTCCCCGAAGAATGTGTTGGAAACATCATCAACATCAAATCATTTCAGGAAAAATTCAGGAGGTCAGAATAATGGGCGGAAGAGGCGGAAACTTAGGTGGTCATAAAAATTATTCTGTAAGTCCTTTAGCCGCATTTAAAGAGAATGCGAAACAGTTTAATTTTGCTTTGCAAGAGGGTAAAGCTAAAAAATCAGGCATTGTTGAATTTACTGATATAACAGGCAAGGTTATAAAAAGGTACTGGAACGGAGCAACTTATACAGACAGAAGTAGCGCACTTTATGAAAAAGAATTTAAAGGTACACATAAAGTGAGTTTTAAAAAGCCTAAGGAGTGGTAAAATGGGTGGAAGAGGTGGAAGTTTTGGAGTTATTCCAAAACTCAGAAATCCTGTTGGTATTCCTTCAAATGCTATTACTGAGGATGAATTTCTTAAATTAAAAGGTGTTGGGGATATTTCAAGCGGTTACACGGTTGATAAACTTAGAGGTAACAGAGCGCTGAAAACACAGCGTGGACAGGAAAAGTTCGAAAAAGAGGCCTTGAAAGCCAATGCGGATTATTCAAATAAGCGTGCGAGTGCAAGAAAGGAATACAAATCTTTAGTAAGCAAAGGCGTGATTAGAGATAAGACACCTACAGAGAGAAGATTAACAACCGCTCACGGACACCCTGATAATCAATCGACACAAGCCGCAAGGCGATTACTGGCTAAACAAGAAATTGACTGGAAAACAGGCAAGAAAATTAAATCATAGTAAATCCAAAAGGGGTATTACAATGGGCGGAAGAGGTTCTTCAAGTGGAATAAGCGATAAAGGTAAAAAGTACGGTACGGAATACAAAGCAGTTGCTCAATTTGGTGAAATAAAAGTAATTCGTATGAATGGTAATACTTCGATAAAAGCTCCTATGGAAACTATGACAAAAAATAGAGTGTATGCTACTCTTGACAAACAGAGCAACATCAAAAGTGTTACTTTTTATGACAACTACGGCGAAAGAATAAAACAAATTGACGTTAAAGGTAGACCTCATAATGGAATGATGCCACATACCCATTTGGGTTATGAACATAATGAAATTGGAGATCGTCAATTGACTGATAAAGAACAGAAATATGTAAGTGTATTATTGAATAAATGGGAAAGAAAAAGAAAACACTTGAATATTTAGAAATTTATTGATATAATATTATAAACGCAGGGGATAGTTTAAATAGGAAAACAGTTTTTACAGATTCCGGTGCAACTCCGGAAACCTGTGTTTAAAGACAGTACAGAAATGTGCTGTCTTTTCTTTTGCTTATTTTTAGAAAGGGCGGTGATACCGTGAAAGACAAATTAAATGCAAGACAGAGGAAGTTTGCGGAATATTATGCGCAGAGCGGTAACACAGTTCAGAGTGCGATACAGGCAGGATATTCAGAAAATTACGCAAACGCAAGAGCGTATGAATTGTTGGAGAATGTTGGAGTTTCAAAATACATCAAAGAGTTATCCGACAAGCTCAAAGATGAACGCATTATGAGTGCTAAGGACAGACAGGTTGCTCTCTCTGACATTGCAAAGAGTGCCGAGCAGGACCCGTCAGACCGTATTCGTGCGATTGATACACTCAACAAAATGACGGGTGAATACATTGTCAAGGTTGACGCAAAGGTTGAGCAATCCGAAAAGCTCTCTGATGTGTTCAGACAGTTAGGCGGTGAGGGGCTTGACGAATAAGATACAAAATAAGTTGGAGGTTACAACTATGAAAGAGATATTCAAGAAAGTTACATTAAAGGGTTTTGAAAGATACTCGGTAAGCAATTACGGAAATGTTCGCAACAATATTTCAGGTAATGTTCTGAGTAAGCGTAAGGCAAGCAACGGCTATCTGAGAGTTAATTTACGAACGGGTACTGTGCCCTATGAAAAACCTACAGTTGTTCACGTTCATAGACTTGTTGCAGAAGCTTTTCTTCCGCCTATTGAGGGCAAATCATATGTTAATCATATTGACGGAAACAAAGAAAACAATGTTGTTGATAATCTTGAATGGTGCACGCCGCAAGAGAATAGTGAACACGCATATAGAACTAAGGCTGATTATCGAGAAGAATGTAAAGTCAACATTGTCAAAGCACAAAATCGTTGTAAGAAGAAGCTGAAAATGATCGTTAACGGCAAAGTTCAATGTGTTTTTGGTTCTAAATCAGAAGCCGCCAAAAAGCTAGGGGTAAATGAAAAGACGATATACAACTATCTTCACGGAGCAACAAAGCCTATTGGTTATGAGCTTTTGGAGGTGATGTAAATGCCTTCGAGTAAATTCCCATTGTCACAAAAATATATAGATTTTATCAACAGCGTAAACAATGTAAGTGCGGATTTTCTTGAGGGTACTTAACTACTGCTTCCGGCAAGACAACGGTCGGTGCCGGTGTAAAGTTTATGCGAATGGTGTCGCAAAGTTCCAAAAAGATACATGCCATTGCCGCCAAGACAACCGGCAAGGCGGAGGAAACTATCATTCAGCAGGACAATGGTATTCTTGACCTGCACCGAAACGCTGTTTACTGCGGTAACGGCGACAAGGATTACAAACTGCCGCATATCAAGTTTGAGGGCAAAATTATCTATATTCTCGGCTACAGCAGTCGAGATAAATGGGAAATGGTACTCGGTGCACAGTTTGGCTGTGTGTATATTGATGAGATAAACACCGCAGATATTGAGTTTATCCGAGAGATGTCAACCCGTAATGACTATTTGCTTGCAACACTTAACCCTGATGACCCGTCTTTGCCTGTCTACAAGGAATTTGTAAACCGTTCAAGACCGTTTAAAAAATACGCAAAAGATGTTCCGCCCGAGATTATGGCGGAACTTAACGAAGAACCTGTGCCGGATTGGCGGTACTGGTTCTTTTCTTTTACCGATAATTTAAGCCTTACACCCGAACAGGTTGAAAAGAAAAAAGCCTCTGCTCCAAAAGGAACAAAGCTTTATAAAAACAAAATCTTAGGATTGCGAGGCAGGGCAACAGGGCTTGTATTCTCAAACTTTGAGAGGGCAAGGCACATAAAAACAAAAGAATGGGCAAAGCGGTTTTTAAACTCCGACCGTAAAAGCGAGCATTTTATTCAGTTTACGGCAGGACTTGATACAGCCTATTCGCAGAAGTCACCCGACACAATCGCAATGACCTTTTTCGGAATCACAAACAGGGGCAAGTGTATTCAGCTTGACGAACGAGTGTACAACAATGCCGAACTACAAACTCCGATTGCACCGAGTGATACGGTACGAAATTTCATTGATTTTCTTGACCGCAATCGGGAGGAGTGGGGCTTTGCGAGAACTGCTTTTATTGATAATGCGGACCAAGCGACAATTACAGAATATCAAAAGTACAAGCGACAGTACGCCTGCATTTATGACTTCGCAAATGCCTGGAAGAAAACAAAGATTATCGACAGAATTAACCTTGTGCTCGGCTGGCTTGCCACTGACTGTTATTTTGTGCTTGAACATTGTAAAAACACGATTGCCGAGTTTGAAATTTACAGTTGGCGAGAAGATAAAGACAACACACCCGAGGACGGTCACGACCATTGTATAAACAGTGGGCAGTATGCGTGGCTGCCGTTTAAAAATATTATTGGAAGTGAAATAAATGGGGCTGATAAACAGAATGGCTGATACAATCAGAACAGGATTAAGAAATTTTTTACATATCACTAAAGCGCCCGACAGAACGATAACCGTTGACGAAACGAGCAATCATCAAACTGAATGCTTTACCAACCGCATTTGGTATTGGGGCAACAGCAGACAGCTTTCACAGCTTTACACACAGCTTGACAGCGACAAAACACGCTTTTGGTCTGCCGAGTGTACCAAAGGGCTGAAAATAAGAAAAATCCACACGGGCTTGCCGGCTCTCATTTGCGATACACTCGCTAATATTGTGATTGCAGACTACAACGGTACAGAGGTTACAAGCAAAAATACGACAGCTTATGCCGAACGGTGGGCGGAGATAGAGAAAGAAAACAAACTCGCAGGTGTAATAAAGCAAATGCTCCTTGACCTTTGTGTTGTCGGTGACGGTGCTTTTAAGGTCAGCTTTGACAAGGCTGTATCAGATGTTCCGATTGTTGAATGGTATCCTGCCGAAAATATCGACTTTACTTATGTGCGCGGCAGAATCAGAGAGGTTAAGTTTTATACCGATTACACGCAAAATCACCGACATTTCCGTTTTGAGGAAACATACGGCTACGGCTATATTCGTTATGCTTTGTATGATGATAACGGCAGAGAGGTCGATTTACACACAGTTAAGGCACTTGATTGGATAGACAGCAACGGTGTAACCTTTGACACATCGTATATGTGGGCAGTACCGGTTATTTACGGCAAATCGTGCCACAAGGGCAGGGGTGCAGGCATTATCGGAGCAAAGACAGACGCTTTCGACAGCTTAGACGAGGCGTGGTCACAGTGGATGGACGCTTTAAGAGCCTGCCGAACAAAGCAGTATGTGCCTGAATGTCTTATCCCTCGAAATCCAGAAACCTGTCAGCCGATATCGCCAAATTCCTTTGACAACCGATTTATCACCGTGGGCAACGATATGTCGGAAAACGGCAACGGCAACAGGATTTACACCGAAAGTCCGCAGATTCAGCACGAAAGCTATTTAAGCTCATACATCACCGCACTTGACCTTTGTTTACAAGGTGTTATATCTCCGTCAACGCTCGGTATTGATACCAAAAAACTCGATAATGCCGAGGCACAGAGAGAAAAAGAGAAAACAACTCTGTATACAAGACAGAACCTTGTTGAGCTCACCGAGAACGCTATGCAGAGCCTTGTTGAAGTTGTACTCAATGCAGACAGTGAGCTTAACGGCAAGGGAATTGTTGACGGAATAGAGGTATCCGTAAACTTTGGTGAGTACGCCAATCCGTCGTTTGAAAGTCAGGTTGAAACTGTATCAAAAGCAAGACAGGGCGGTTTGATGTCTGTTGAAACCTCTGTTGAAGAATTGTACGGCGACAGCAAATCGGACGATTGGAAAGCCGAAGAGGTACAGCGCATTAAAGAAGAACAGGGCATTGCAAGTGAGGACGAAACCTCATCATTCGATGATTTGGCAGGATTGACAGATGAGTGATTACGATATCGGAAAAGCCTTTGAAGAAATCGAAAATGAACTTATTGACAGTATGATGCGCAATTTCAGCCGTCACAGGGCGGAAGAAGAAAAAGAGGGCTATAATTGGACCCAATGGCAGGCAGAACAATTAAAGGCGCTTGAGGAGTACCGCAAAACGAACGCCCAAAAATTTGGCAAGCAGTTCAAGAGCATTAACAGCAAGGTTGAAGAAATGATACACACCGCAAGAGCCGACGGCAACGCAGAACAGGAAGTGAAAATCCTCGAGGCTATTAAGAACGGCTTTACACCGCATATGCCCACAGGAGCAAGCACAGGCGAGTTTTATAAGGTCAATAACCGTAAGCTCAATGCTCTTGTAAAATCGACCACAGACGATTTAAAGAGGGCAGAAACGGCAGTCCTGCGTATGAGCAATGACAAGTACCGCAAGGCGATTTTTAACGCTCAAGTCTATGCAAACACAGGAGCAGGCACTTACGAAAAGGCGGTTGATATGGCTTGTAAGGATATGCTAAACGCAGGACTGAATTGTGTGGAGTACAAGAACGGTGCAAGGCACACGCTTTCAGACTATGCGGATATGGCAATCAAGACGGCGAACAAGAGAGCATATCTAAGAGGTGAGGGCGAAGAAAGAGCGAAGTACGGGCTTTCACTTGTTGTGGTGAACTCAAGGCAGGGCGGCTGCCCTGATTGTGCAAAATATATCGGCAAGGTGTTTATTGATGATGTGTATTCAAACGGCAAAAAATCGGACGGCGATTATCCGCTGCTTTCAACCGCCATAGCGGAGGGACTTTTCCACCCTCGCTGTAAGGACAGCACAAGCACCCACTACCCAGAACTTGACGATTTGAGCGGACCTCTCACCGATGACGAGCTTGCAGAGCTTGACCGCCAAAGAGGACTTGAAGTACAGCAACAGCACGCAGAAAAGCAAGCCGAACGCTTTGACCGCAGGGCAAAATACAGCCTTGATGAGGACAACAAGAAGTTTGCTAAAGCAAGAGCAGACGAGTGGCACGATAGGGCGGATAAGTTGGCGGAAAAAACAAGAGATTTTACTATCGACGACAGTAAGCAGAAATATTATAAATCTGTAGTTGACGGAGGTGAAGAAAAAGACTTTAACAGAAAAAACAGCGGTAAAAAAATTACAGTAAAAGCACATAAGACCACGGGCAGTAATGATATTTATTTATCAGATAAAGTAAAACTGAAACGCAAGCAATTCCATAAGTTTGATAAGAATGTTACAAAGATTTATGAAATGCTCGGTCAGAGCAAATCTGAAAATAAACCTGCTATTTGCATATTATCCCCCGAAGAAATGGGCAAAAATGCAGTTGCAACTTACATACCGACTGATAATGTTTTAACTGTAAATTCAGCTTATTTTATAACTAAGAATTTAGCCGAATTGCAGAAATCGTTTGCTTGTTCTGACAGTGAATTGAGTTCGGTACTTCATGAGCTTATCCATTGGCAAGATGCCGAGAAATACAGACAAAAATTCGGTAAAATTACCGATTATAACGCATATTGCGATTATCTTAATAAAATTTATGCTCCAAAGGTTGAAAAATTGATAAGAAGCGGTTATAATATAAGTGATATAAGCGAGTATGCTTTTGACTGTTTAAGAGATAAAGTTATGGATGAAGTTTATGATGAGTATAGAGTTAAGCAACTTTTAGGGGGTTGATACAATGAGATTAATGCAAACAGAAGAACAGAAATCTCTTTGGGATATGTTTAAACCGTATCTTGTGGTAAATGGTTTAGACGTAACTTTGCGTGAAGATGCTCCCCAAGAAGTAAAAGATGCCGAAGCGCTTTATAATAAACTTAGGGAGAAAGAAAAAAAGCAATTTCTTGAAGATAATGGCATAATTTAACCGCTCCGTAACAAGAGAGGGTTTGTTATACTAAAAATTCAATAACCAATTAAAGCACTTAATCAATCGGATTGAGTGCTTTTTTTATGCGAAAGGAAATGTGAAATGACTAATGAAGAATTTTTGAAACTTGCAAAAAGGACAGTAAAAGACTATACAACGGAACATCTTGATAAATCAGACGGCGAAGTCGACTTTTGCGTATACGTTGTTTGGTCTTGTAAAACACTGCAAAACAGCAAAGCACTTCTGTCAACAACGCTCCGTGACGGTATGTATTATGAGTGTACATACAACGGTGACAAAGACGAAATGTACTTTGATGCGTACAAGAAGTTTGAAAACAGGGTAATTAAACACTAAAAAGAGCGGTTTTGTTATTTTAACTTGCCCGTAAAGGGTTACAATTCGTAAAAACGGCTTGTTTTCGGACTTTTTAACTTGCCTATAACTTGCCAAGATAAAACTTAATACATCAAATCAGCACTTTGAGAAATCAGAGTGCTTTTTTGTATTTAAACCCGTCGATTTCGACCGGTTAGAAAGGCGGTGACAAAATGAAAGTAAGAGTAATTACATCGTTCAACGATAAAACCGAGGGGTTTATTAACAGACCGATTAATGAAGTTTTTGAGTGCTCCGAGCAGAGAGCAAAGCAGCTCATTGACGGCGGCTTTGCGGCGGAGGTTAAGCCAAACGCTACGGAAAAGCCGAAAAGAAAGACAACAAAAACAGCTTAAAACGCACTTGTGAGTGACTGCACAGGTGCTTTTTTATTGTCCGAAGACGCTAAACTACGGGAGACACCGTGCAAAACTGAAACAGAGAGACACTCTATAAACTGATTACGGGAGACACCCGATAACTGAAAGGATTGATAAAATATGGCAGAAAATAACCCAACACCTAACCCAAACGAAACACAGCCGACACCGCAGGGCAACCCTGCACCTGCATTCGATTATGACAAGCTTGCAAGTCTTATTAACGGCAAGCAGAGCGTGACAGAGGACACGGTTTTAAAGTCATACTTCAAGGAGCAGGGATTGTCAGCAGATGAGATGAAACAGGCAATCGGTGCTTTTAAGGAGCAGAAAGCCAAGAACACACCCGACATTGCGAAAATTCAGTCGGAAGTTGAATCCGCAAACAACGCAAAGCTCACGGCAGAAGTCAATCAGTCGGCAACCCTCGAAGCCGTAAAACAGGGCGTAGATGTGGCAAGCATTCCGTATGTACTCAAAATGGCGGACTTTTCGGCTGTAACGGCAGACGGCAAAATCAACACAGAAAAGCTGACCGAGGCGGTTAAGAAAGTGCTTGATGATGTGCCTGCGCTAAAAAAGACCGCCGATAACAGCGCAGGTGTTCAGAAAATCGGCGGTGACGGTAACGGTACATCAGACGGTACTAAAGCAAATTCAAGCGTTCCGACAAAGAAATGGAACAGATTTAATATTTAAGAAAGGACAATTTAACTATGGCAAACACAAATAACTATGCAGAGCAGTTCAGCCCTGATCTGCTCGAAATTCTTATGCAGGGCACACTTACTTCACCATTCATCACTTCAAATGTAAAGTGGGTGGGTGCAAGAACATTCCACTTTACACAGATGTCAACAACAGGCTTTAAGAACCACAGCAGAGAGGGCGGTTGGAACAAAGGCAAATATACACAGACAGATGTTCCTTTCACTTGCGAGCACGACAGAGATATTGAGTTCCTTGTGGATAAGGCAGATGTTGACGAAACTAACGCAACCGCAAAGGTTGAGAATATTTCAAAGGTGTTTGAGCAGACACAGGTCGCACCGGAAACCGACGCACTTTTCTTTTCAAAAGTTGCCGCAAAGGCGCAGGCAACAGACGGCTATCATTCAGCTACCAAGTCAACAGAATGGACCAAAGCAAACGCTTACTCAAAGCTCAAGACTATTCTTTCAGCCGGCAAGCTCCGCAGATACAAGGCAAGAGGCACACTTGTTGCTTATGTAACATCAAACATTATGGATTGCCTTGAGCAGTCAACAGAATTTACCCGTAAGATTGAGCTTACCCAGATTGCCGAGGGCGGTATGGGAATTGAAACAAGAGTAACCGAGATTGACGGCTGCCCTATTATCGAGGTTATTGACGATGAGCGTTTCTATGACAGTTTCAACTTCAATCCTGCCAACGGTGGTTTTGAACCTGCCACAGGCGGTCACAAAATCAATGTTCTTGTCGCTTGTGGTGATACCTGCAAGACTGTACCGAAAATTTCAAGTATTTACTTCTTTGCACCGGGGGCACATACAGAGGGTGACGGTTGGCTCTATCAGAACCGTACACTTTCCGATACATTTGTTTTCCCTAACGGCAAAGACGGCAAGATTGACAGTATTTATGTTGATGTTGACACAACGGAGGTTGCGTAATGTATGCAGATTACATTGAACAGCAGGGCGGAGATGAAAACAGCATTATCTCCGCCGCTCACATCGACATTCTGACTTTTAACCGCATTAATTTTGAAAAACTTTCGGAAATGCAGAAGAGAATCATCAGCAGAGTGCATAGCAGACTTACTGCTTTTGAAGAAGAAAATGCCGATATGATTTCTTCCTATCTGAAAAGCTATTCAATCAACGGCACATCAATGGAATTTGGCGCAAGTTGGAATTTGATGTGCATAAGCGGTGTGGCAATTCCTGCGGACCTTTACTCTCTGCTTAAATCAACAGGGCTTTGTTATCCTGCAATATGAGGTGATATGTTTTGAAATTTCCGTCACTTGTAAAAAAGCAGTTCTGTAAAACTCCTGTCGAGGTCACAATCTACGATGAGGGTGTTTCCGAGGACGGCTCTCCTGTTGTTGCCTTTCGCTGCGGAGAAATATACCCGTCAGACACCTTATTGCCGAACATTAATTTGTTTGCGGGTAATGCTCATTGCAATATGCAGTCAAAAGCAAAGACCATATACACAAAAGAACAAAAAATCGTGCAGGTGTCTGCAGTGCTGCTTTTTGACGGTGACATTGCTCCCGACACCCCGACTTTGAGCGCAGGCTTTGTAGTGCTTGACGGAGTAAAGCGTAACATCGTACAAGGTATTAAACACCGCAACCCTGACGGCACAGTGAATTTTACGGAATTGGATGTGATTTAGTGAGCTTTTCTGTAACATCAAAAATCAAGCTGAATTTGCCTTTATTAAAGCAGCTTGATAAAGCACAGCAGACGGCATTGCACAATACCACAGACGCATTGCTTACGCAGATTAAAAACACGCAAGTAATGCCGTTTGATACAGGTAATTTGCAGAACGAAAGCACATTTGCCGACTACTCAAACCTTGCGAATGGGGAAACAAAAATCGTATCAAGTACACCGTATGCCAGACGGTTGTATTTTCACCCTGAATATAATTTCAGCAGAGATGAAAACATAGCGGCAGGTGGTAAGTGGCTCATTCCTTGGCTCAAGGGCGGTACACGACAAAACTTTTGTCAAAAGGCATTTGCACGATTTTACAAACAGGAGGCAGGACTTTGATTTATTTATCAGACGTCAGAGACTTTTTAAAGACGGTCTTTAAAGCAGAGCATTACTACATCGGTAAACTCGATAACAAACAAGATAAGTCCCTCGGTGTGTACTCTCTCAAGCAGTCGGGTGCTCCTGTAAGGGCGATTGGTGACGAGAGTACATACAACACAATCAGCGTGTCTTTACTCTTGCATTGGAACAACAACGCAAATGAAACAGAGCGACAGGCACGCAATTTATTTGAAACGCTTTACAGTGTAAAAGATGTTGAAATCAACAAACACACAATTTATATAATCGAGCTGCTCACCCCTGAGCCTATTGATGTGGGTACAGATGACAAGGGCATATATGAGCAGGTCATTGAAGTTAAATTTTACTATGAAAGGAAATGATATTATGGCAGTATCAAGTGGAGTTTATCCATGTTACGAAAATCAGTTTGCGGTAGGTAAGACAGGCACAGACACAGCCACAACTCCAATCGCAAATTGTGAGGAGTTTTCGGTGGCATTTGACAACGGCGTTGAGGAATGGACAGCGTTTGAGAACGAGGGTTGGAAGTCAAGACTTATGACAGCCAAGAGCGTTACAATCTCTGTAAAGGGCAAGCGTACAATCGGTGACGCAGGCAACGATGAAATCGCAGAGCTTGCGTTTAAGAACGGCGCAGCCGTACAGCTTCCGTTTAAGTGGACTTTCCCGAACGGTGCAAGCGTACTCTTCAAGAATGCGGTTATCTCTGTAACAGCAAACGGCGCAGGAGCAAGCACAGGTGTTGCACCTCTTGAATTTGAGGTTATGTCAAACGGCAAGCCCGAATACACACCTGCAGCCTAAGGAGGTATAAAGAATGTCAAAAATCATTGATATTACAAACAAGCTTAATTTTGACGAAAAGCCAAAACTTGTTATCAAAGGCACAGAAATTGAGGTCAACAACGACGCAATTTCTTTCATTAAGACGGTTGCGCTTTTTGACAGCGAGGACGGCGTAAAAACATCGGACATCTTATCGGCTCTTGAGCTTCTTTTTGATGAGGAGAACAGAGAAAAGATTGCAAAACTTCATCTCTCGTTTGCCGACCTCTCAACGCTCATCAGAACAGCAACGGAGCTTATTGCTGACGAGGACAGCGAGGGGGAAATTCAGACCCCGGCTACGACTTAATAGATGATTTCGATTTAATCGTATCGAGTTTTAAGTCAGAGTACGGGGTGAGCATTTACTCCGAAGATTTTAAAAAGATGACTTGGGCGGAGTTCAGCTCTCTGCTGTGTGGCTTGGGAGCTGACACGCCTCTTGCGAGAACGGCTCAAATTCGCCTTGAGAACGATGAAAATGTTTTGAAGAACTTTACATCATCACAACATAAAATACGCAACAAGTGGCGTTCACGCACAGCAAATAAACGCACGCAGGCTGACATAAACACAGCCTTGCATGACTTTGAAATGATATTTGCAAATATGTAAATGTTGCATACAATTTTGTTTATTTTTATAAAATTCTTGACTTTTGTGTATATTTTTGGTAATATAAAGAAAATGTGAAATAAAGTAACATTTTATTATAAAAGGAGAGATACAAATGGAAAATCAAAATACTGTGCAGACACAAGAAACCACAAAGTTTTGTAAACATTGTGGTGGGAAAATTGCGAAAGAGGCTGTTATCTGCCCACTGTGTGGATGTCAAGTTGAGCAAATTACAAATACACAAGGTACACAACCTATTGTTATTAATAACACTAACAATAACACAAGTGCAGCCTCTGCGACAGCGGTCGCCAATGGTGGAATGCAAGGAAAACCTAAAAGCAAATGGGTAGCATTAATTTTATGCATTTTTCTTGGATATCTCGGCGCTCATAAATTTTATGAAGGCAAAATCGGAATGGGTATTCTTTATCTTTTCACCGGAGGCTTATTTATCGTTGGTGTAATTATAGATATTATTGCTTTGCTCGGTAAATCTAATCCGTATTATGTTTAAAAATGTAGCATAACAACTAAATAAGCTAATTACAGCGTACATCTTCGGGTGTGCGCTGTTTTTATACCACAGGGTGTAGCATTTTGCAACGCCCTTATTTTTATGCAGAAAGGATGTGAAACATATTGGATAACACAACCGTGGGCGAAATTGGCTTAAATCTTGTACTGAACAGGCAAGGCTTTTCTAAATCGCTTAATGCAGTGCAGGAGCAGGCAAACAGCGTAAGCAATAATATGAAAAGCTCACTTAAAAAGCTCGGCTCTGCCATTGTTGCTGCGTTTTCGGTAGCGGCGATTAAGCAGTTTGGCCAGCAGTGCATTGAATCGGCGGCACAGGTCAATGCGGCAAATTCTCAGTTTGAGCAGACTTTCGGTTCAATGGAATCACAAGCAAAAAGTGCAATTCAGAGTGTTGCAAAGGAAAGTGGTATTCTCGAAACCCGATTGCAGGGTGTGGGAACGAGTATTTATGCTTTTGCAAAAACCACAGGTATGGACAGTGCAGACGCTCTTAATATGATGCAAGAGGCTTTACAGGTAACAGCTGACAGTGCGGCATATTACGACCGTTCGCTTGAAGATACCGCAGAAAGCCTGAAATCGTTCTTGAAAGGCAACTTTGAAAATGATGCCGCACTTGGTCTGTCTTGTACAGAAACAACACGAAACACAGCGGCTAATAAGTTGTATGGCAAGTCGTTTACGGAACTTTCTGAATCACAGAAACAGCTTACCTTGCTTGAAATGGTAAAGGACGCTAACAAGCTCTCAGGTGCATTGGGCCAGGCAAGCAGAGAATCAGACGGTTGGGAAAATGTAACAGGCAACTTAAAAGAGAGTTGGAATCAGTTGCTTGCGGTTATTGGTAAGCCTATTCTTCAAGTAGCAACGAATATTGTGCAAAAGCTTTCTTCGGCTATTGCAAAACTTACAGAGTACGCCAAAGGGGCGATAAATGCACTTTCAAAGCTGTTCAACTGGGGCGGAGATGATACGGCAAACAGCATTTCAGCCGCTGCAAGCTCGGCAGAAAATTTGAGCAGTGAGGCTGAAAGCAGTTCAGAATCTTTAGAGAATGTTGCAGACAGCTCGGAAAAAGCAAAGAACAGCGTTGCAGGTTTTGACAAGCTGAATGTTATTACTAAATCAGATAGCGGCGGTTCAGATGCTTCCGCAAGTGATACAGCAAGCAGCAGCGGAACTTCTGTTGCAAATGCTGTTGTTAAAGATACAAACAGCGGCGTTTCGGGTGCTTTTAAAAATCTGTACGAAAAGAGCGGATTTAAAGGTTTTGTGGATAATGTTCAAAAGGGCATTAATAAGGTTGATTGGTCGGCTATCGGCAAAAATTGTGAGTCGATATTCAAAAATTCTGTTCCGGTAGCTCAAAATTATCTTAAACAGGTGCAAAAGGTCGGTAAATCTGCATTCGGTGCGGTAGGTTCATTTGTCGGCGGAGTGGTACAGGTTAGCGGTAAACGGCTGCAAACACTGACGGGCGGCGTTGCAAAATGGCTTGATAAAGACAAGAATAAAATCAACGGCTTTATTACAACCATTGGCGATAATTTCAGCAAAGGCTACGATAATTTATCGACATTCTTTGAAAAGAGTTTTGATGTCATCGGGCAGAGCGTTGACAGAGTTCGCCCACAAATGGAGGACGCAATTTCAAATCTGCTCAGCGGTTTTACAGATTTCGGCGGTGCGGTCGGAACGATTTTCTCGGAGGGCTTTAGTTTAGCTACCGAATCACTTGTAAAATGGATTGATAATGACGGTGCAACCATTGGGGAATTTTTTGACAATATTCAACTTCAAATGGCAGATGTTATGAACTTCGTGGGCGGCGTATTTTCAGACATCGGTAACTTCCTGCTTGGCTGGTGGGACGGCGAGGGCGGTTCTGAGATTTTTCAGAATGTGTGCGATATGTTCCTTAATATCGGCACAACGCTTATGAATGTTTATAATGATTGGATTATGCCTGCGTGGAATTTCATTGTCGGAGTATTTCAGTCCGCATGGACAGATTGCCTTAAACCGATTTTTGAACAGCTATGGACTGTTTTCGGCAAGGTTTGCGACTATATTGCAACAATATGGAATAATTGGCTTTCCCCGCTTGTGAACTTCATAAGCGATACATTAGGCCCTGTATTTAATACGGTACTGAGAAATATTCAAAGCATTTTTGAAACAGTATTCAGAGTTATAGGCGATGTTGTGGGCGGTGTTTTAAAATCGTTCGGCGGTCTTATTGACTTTATAACAGGTGTTTTTTCGGGCAACTGGGAAAAGGCTTGGAACGGTATCAAAGACTTTTTCGGCGGTATATGGGACGGCATATGGGGCATTATCAAAGGCTTTGTTAATCTGATAATTGACGGTATAAACCTATTGTTGACAGGTATATATACGGTTGTAGCCGCTATCGTTAATGCTATCGGCGGTATAGCTGACGCAATCGGTTCGATTTTCGGGCAGGAATGGGGTTGGTCAATGCCTAACGAACCTGTTCTTATTCCACATCTTGCAACAGGCGGACTTGTCAAAGCACCGACACTTGCGGTAGTCGGAGATAACGCAGGAGCTAATTCGGGCAATCCGGAAGTTATTGCGCCGCTTAGCAAGCTACAAGGTATGATTAATACTTCTAACGGCGAGGATACGGTAATTCTCGGCGAAATTCTGTCGTATCTTAAAAAGCTGTATGAGATGTTCGTAATATTCAGAAACAACGGCGGTAACTACTATCAGTTTGTCGCTGAAATTAACGGCAATGATATTTTTAACGAAATCGTAAAGCAAAACGAACTTTATAAAAACCGCCATAACGGCAAATCGGCATTTGCGTAAAGGAGGTGCAGTATGTCAAATTATAAAGGTTATTTACTAAAATTCGGAAATACCGAATTTCCTAATAACTATTTCGCTGAATATTCGTCAACACCTGATCAGCGTATGGACAATGATGCCGAGCGTGACGATAACGGCAGTTTACAGCGTTCAACACTGCCGACAGGTAAGACAAGCATTACTTTTTCTACCCACATTCTGCACTTGAACGAGAAAATCAATATGCAGAATATTATTAATTCTGGAATCGTGAACACAGTACAACGCAAATGTTATGTTACCTACTGGAACGATGAAACAAACTCATATGACAGCGGATATTTCTATATTCCCGATATTGAGTTTTCGGTTATGGACGCAAGCAAGACAGACATCCGCTACAACCCGATAAGCATTGAACTTATTGAGTATTAAGGGGGTGCGGTATGATAAATTTAACAGATGAGGTCAAAAAGCAACTGTTGAACGACAGCTTGCAAAGGGAAATAATTATCAGCTTTCCTGACGACGATATTCAAGACATCACTGGCGCGAATATTGTATCTGAAAGTCTTGAACTTACGCAGGCAATCAGTGACGGCAAGGAGTTTAAACTCGGCGGCTGTATTGCGGGTCAGCTTACTGTAAGAGTGATAAATGTTGACACAGAGCTCAACGGCAAGCGCATTAAAGTTATAATGAAACAGTCATACAGCAAGGGGCTTTTATTTCCCTCGGATACAGTATTGCCGAGTGCAGATTTATATTGCGGTTATCAGTCTGGAATTATTGAGGTGTCGCTATTCTGCGGTACTGTCAACAGCTCATCAAGACAGAAAAACAGGGCGGTAAAGGAAATTATCGCATATGACGATTTATATCTCGCTTCACAAAAATACGCTTACAACTACTTTACAAGCCTTGCGATTTATTCGCCAAAAATAAGTTTATATGATTTGAGAGTATATCTCTGCAGCAACTTTTTAAAAGATTATGATTACGAAAACGAATTTACAGGCTTTAATGACAGCAATGAGCTGTCACTGAAATTGGATCTTGTAAAATCGGTTTTCAATGACAAAACCACGATAGCGGACTTGTTGAGTGCGTACTGCGAACTTAACGCTTGTTTTGCAATTATGAGCGGAGAGGGCAAGATAAAGTTTATTCAAATTTTAAATCCTAAAACCGAGGTCGTTGACAACTACAGCAACCTCGACTTTGAGGAATACATAACACGCAGTATTAATCTTATTAAGTTTAAGTACAACAAGGACAGCTATTTTTCGTACGGTCATACAGAAGAAGAAAAACAAAGTTGGTATATATCGGACAACATAATTACTGCTTGCTGTACAGACATTGCAGGTATTGTTACAAGTTTTAACGATAATAAAGGTAACAACTACATCTTTTACAATTTGTATGCTTACAGGCCTTTTAAAGCTGATGTTTACGGTAGGTGGTGGCTCGAATGTGGCGACAAGGTGAGCATAAAAACAGGCTTTACGGACACGGAAACGGTCGACAGTTTTATACTTGAACGAACGCTGAAAGGCACTAACGGTATGAGAGTAAGGCTGACGGCAGAAGGTACAGAATATTTAGGAAAGGATGAGATAAATGAGTTACAGCAAAATTAATTGGGTTGACGGAGCTGTTCCGGCGCTGAACGCAACAAACTTAAATCGTATGGACGACGGTATCTACAACAACAGCATAGACATAGCGCTTGCGGGTGACAACATCAACACGCTAAACGAGAGAATAATTGCGATTAACACAGCCTTATCTGCAAAGGCAGATAAAACAGAGCTTGAAGATGAAATAACAGACATTGACGAAACAGTGACAATGAAGATTAATCTTAAAGCTGATAAGGCGGATACTCTTGCCGGTTACGGAATTACCGATGCTTACGATAAAACATATCTGAATAAGGCATTACTCCGTAAACTTGACGCAATGCCATTTGATACCGCACCTAA